AATGGAAAACTATCAAAATTACAGGAGTATAGACTTAAAGAACTTAGAAAGCATGGATGTAGAACCGAGGTTTACAACGGAGTCGGGACTTGATGTAGGGGATGATTTTTTAGATACCCTTCAAGGTTTAGAGATAAGAGTAGGAATAAAGATTGCTAAGTTTATAGCAGAGCACGTAAAAAAAATTGAACCTAACGAATTAGTTTCTACAGTTATTGGGGGTGTAGTTATGGATAATAATAATAAACCTGTAACCTTTGCATTAGAAATAATAAAATCAAAAGACTTTAATATTATGTTGTCAGATTTAGAGCTGGTGGATATGGATGAGTACTTAGACTTAATCAACTTAAATAAAAAAATAAATGGAACTAATTAAAAAATATATACTGTCTTATGATTTACATAAAAAAAATAAAAAAAGACATTTAGTGTACACTAGAGCATATCTATATGCTTATTTAAGGTATACTTATAATTTACCACTAGAAAAAATTGGAGATTTATTTAATAAAAACCACGCTACTGTAGTGCATGGATTAAAACTCTATGATTTTTTTAAAGAGGATAGCTTGTTTATGGAGATGACAGAAGAAGCTAGAAAGGAATTTACTTTAGGGGAAATGAAAAATGATACTCAAGCAGGTTGTATTATGTTTGAAATTTTAGCTCGTCAAGATATGTTAATAAAAAAAACCTTAAAAAAGAATTGGAATTAGAAAAAATATAATTAATTTTAGGTATTACTTTCTGTAAGTGATTCATAATTGGTTAAAGGTTGTCTAGCTAGTTAACTTGGGAGAGTGGGTTAGGCAACCTTTTTTTTATAACAATGGACTGTAGATATAAAATACAAGATATAGAAAAGATACTGGGGTTTACCTCTTGGTCGGATAAGAAAAAGATTGATACCCTTCTATATATTGATTGTAATATGTATGCTAACCTTGGTTCAGATTCTTTAATGAAAGAAAAAAAAGAAACCAAACAACAATCAAAAAGAATATACAAAGCAATAAAAGAAATTAATGTAGAGATGGGTAAAACCCTACTACAAGCAATGGATGTGTAATGGGAATAGCACCAGAAGATACGGAGATGATAAAGCATATAGAATTTATATGTGATCATGTCCACGACTTCGGTGATGAACTCTATGAAGACTTAATGGATCGTAACCACGATGCTGTTAAAGCTAAAGCCAAAGAATTATTAGATGTATTAACAGACTTAATAGAGTCTTTAACAGAAGATATCTAATGCCTTATCTAAAAAAAGAAGATCAGGCTGTTTCATCCAAGAAACATTATGAGGCTAATAAAGAAAAGATAAAAGCCCGTTCTAAAGTTTGGTCCAGAAAACAAAGAATAAAGAACAGAGAGTTCTTAAAAGAATTTAAAAGTAAAAACCCTTGTGTAGATTGTGGAGAGACCAACCCACTAGTCTTAGACTTTGATCATGTAAGGGGAGAGAAGAAAAGAAATATATCCGACATGGCTCACGCTTGTTGTTCTATTGATACTATAATAGAGGAGATGGAGAAGTGTGATGTACGATGCTCTAACTGTCACAGAATAGCAACATATAATAGAAAAAATAATGAACTTAATGGATAAAGAAATGTTAATGGAAGCTCTCACTGAAGAGGAGTGCTTACTAGCCGATGGGTATGATGATGCTTTAATAGGTATCACTGAAGGCATGAACCCTGTAGCGGTATATAATACCGATAAATGTATAAAGATACTCATGAGAGACGATGAGCTTACACATGAAGAAGCCTTAGATCATTTTTATTACAACACTGTAGGCGCATATGTAGGAGAAAAAACTCCTTTATTTTTACGTATGATAGATGGAGAATATTACAGAACTTTATAATAAGATATATTTTACAAAAGAATTTGTAGACGATACCTGCTCTTTAATACCACCTAACGTAATAGACTTTTGGGATTTGGAAATTCTGGACCCAACAGATGGATGTATTCGTACAGCTAATAATAAGATCGTAGCTATTTATTTTTATATAAAGTCTAGCGTCCAGGATAAATCTATAATTAAATTTGATTATAAAGATGAGGAGCTGGTGTTTGATTCTATATATGTACGTAAAAATTTATATGGAGAGAGTAATAAGTATAAAGAATTTAGATACGATAAAGATGCTAAGGTGATAGCGTCTTATGATTTTTTTATAGACCAACCTTTTTGTTCTCAAAATAAAACCACCATCAATAATAAAAGCTACAGTCGTTATGAGAAACCTCAAGAAGCTAACGAGTTAGTAAAAGAATTTTCTAAAGAATATTTAACTAAAGAAATAACAGACCAATTAATTAGAGCATTCTATATTACAGGAAATGAAAAAGAAATTTATTGGCTTATACAATAAGTTATTTACTTTGTGTTTCTTCTAACCCATATGCTTTTATTATTTTTTTAAGTTCCTCAACAGAAGCACCTTCGTCTTTCATTTTCTGAACTTCCTGTCTCATTCTTTCTTCAATACCTTTATATTGCTTGTAATATTTTTTAATCTGTTCTCTGGGTACCTCGTTATTTTTCAAATATTCAAGAATCTGTTCTTGCGCCTCCTCTATCTTTTCCTCTCTATCTATCCTATTTTCTTTTTGATAATACTGATTCGACATATATTTATTTATATCTTTATATAATGGTATTAAACCTACACTCCCTAATACTTGAAGAAGCGAAACATTTTTTAATCTTTCTCTATATTTCTCTTTTGTACTTTCTTTTTCACTCTTTTCTATACGCTGCAAGTTACCCCATGCACGTGTTGCTATTTTAGATACAGGACCTAGAGGACCTGAAAAGCTATGGATTAATAACTCAGGTAGACTTTTGTTTTGTAAATCTTCCTGGCTCAATATATTAAAAGTTAATGCATCAGTGAATCTATCATACTCTTTTTGTTTTACAGTAATCTCCTCCTCACCAAACCTTTTTTTTGTAAGAAACTTTAAATTTTCCTCAATAAGTTTTTCTTTATCATCAGCATCTTTAAATTGCTCTTCTAACTTTTTTCTGATTTCATCCACTTCCTTTTGTTGTTCTTCTGCTATTTTAAAAGGATCTTCACCCTCTCTAAAATCATCAAGATAAGGTTTATTAATATACTCTTCTATACCTAAACCTATCATAGAGCGAGGTACATTACCAAGTCCCCTCTGTGTTATAAGAGTGAGCATAGACCCTGCTAGCTGACGAACTAATAGTAAACCGTAGTTTACTTCCTTTTCCTTTCTCTTATCATCTGGATATAAAAAATCAAGATTCTTCTCAATAAGTTTTTCTTTATCATCAGCATCTTTAAATTGCTCTTCTAACTGTTTTCTCATTTCTTCTCTCGCTTTATCCACCTCCTTTTGATACTCTTCCTCTCTTTCCTCTTCTGTATCTCCAAAAAGTAAACTTGCTAGTGGAGCTAGAACATAAGAATCAAAGAAAGATTTTGCAAAAGTATATGCTGATACATACGCTGTCATTCTCCCTGTTATACCAGCGAGAGTAGCGGCTGCTTGTGATTTTGAAATCTCCCCTTTTCTCGATAAATTTAAGACAGCATTTCTAGCGGTAACATATTCATTAAGAGCAAAGCTTGCTAAATAAGAGTTAACTGTTTTATATGCTGCTACATAGGAAGCATCGTCTTTTGTGATAACATTTTTTGGTACTACATTAAAAGGATTCCTACTGTTAGTCATCTTCACACTTTCCTGATCCGCATATTTTGTAGCATTTTCTCTAGCCTCCTTAAACTCTGGACCTAAATATTTAGAAGTACCATCAGCTATCTCCTGCATATCTTTAGCTGTTAAACTTATACCCGTTGAAGCTTTAAAGCTTCTAGCAAAACTACCAAACCACATAGGCCTTGCAATCAACTTATCCCCACTTGTTATTAATTGATCGGCTAATAAATCTGAAATTAATTTTATCTGCTTCGGCCCAAACTGTGTCATCCTACTTAAGCGTTCTAATATAATATGTTCTTTTTGCTGTACTGTATTAGTGGTTTTTGATAAATTAGCGTCCACCATTTTACTAGATAAATTTTGACCGCCATAATTTTTCATAGTCTCCTTACTATTTAAAGCCATCATAGCTTTATACCCTTGATTACCCATAGAGAATTGAGCAAAACTTTTCATAGCCTTACCAAAGTCTTTAGGGTTCGTCATAGCATAAGATAAATTACTCACAATCTCGGCGGCAGATCTAGGCACCGAACCTAAAGTTGCACGATACCCTAGCCTTACACCTTCGTTTATTATACGACTTAGTGGCGTACCTGTACCCAGAGCTACCTCAAAGACACCGCTATTTACTTCATTTACAACACTTTGTAAAGCAAGTATTAATTGCTTTTGGTTGTTTGTACTGTTAGGGTTATCAAGAATCTCCTTCGTTAATTCTTTTATTGTATTATCAACAACACGTAAAGCATCTGTTACATGATAGTCAAGTAAAGTTTGAACAGCTCCTCTCTTCGTAGAAGATATAGGATCAAAGTTTATTGGTTTTGCACCGCCTTTTCTTTCTATTAACGTTTGAGATTTTGTTGAAGGTCTGGTAAATTTCTCTTGTTGAGCTGTATAATCTTTTTTAGCATCCTTATCATTCATTAAAACCTCATGATGCATATAGTTACTTATAGGTTTTATTCCTGTACCTCTAATAACTGTCGCAGTCCAGTTAGCTTTTTGCTCCATAGAAGCAGCTTCATCAATAAGTTTCAAAGCTTTCTTCTCTTTACGACTCATGGCATTTTCAATCTTATTCATATCTATCTTCTCATCCCCATAGATGTTGTCATCAGTGTAGTTTTCTTTAATTTCCCTTAAAACTTTTTTATCTATCTTACTTGTTAAAGGAGACTTTATAGTTTCATTAATAAAATCTAAAGCTGATGCTACCTGCTTACTATCTGGATTAGATTCAAACTCTCTTTGTAACCTGTAAGTTTGAACTAAATATTTAGAACGCTTTACTTTTTTTACTGACTTTAAAGTAGTAGGTAATAATCCTTGAGATAATAAAACCTCAGCTTTATCTAACTTATCTGTTACATTAAACTTTAAATCAGATTGATAAGCACTATAAGCAGTAGCTAATTTACCAAAGGTGTTATCGTATATTGTCTTATCATTAAAGTTTCCAAACACATCATCTACCGCTGTAGTCATAGTACCACGTAAAGACTGTTGTTGTTGCGTCTTCGACCCACTCAAAGTCCAAAGACTTTTTAATCCTCCATAAATAGTAGAGAAAGCCATTCTTAAACTTCTTTTTTTAGATCTAGTATCTACAATATTTTTTATTTTTTTCTTAGACCTATTAACTTCTACCTTATTCATGATGGTATTAGCTAAAGCAGGCATATACCCTTTGTTTATATTTTCTTTAACTCGACTTAAGTTATCCACCATAGTATAATCTTTGGTGCCATCCTTCTTTGTTACAACTAAACCATCAATATCTTCTTTGGTAAGATTATTTAACTCACGAGCTAAATTTTGTGCATCAGTAAATTTAGAAACGTTTTTTAAATTTATTTTATTTTCTAATACATCCTTTAAAAGTTTTTGTCCCTCTTCCTCTGCCTTCTTATTAGCCTCCTTCTTTTGTTCAATCAGATATTCAATACGACTTGTGATTGCTTTAGACTCTATATCTTCTTTATCTTTCACCTCTTCCAGGGCAGCTTCTAGTTCTTCTAAAGTATTTTTATTACTAACTCCTTTAGGAGTATCAGACACTTCATTCTCTGTGATGACAGCATCTATAATCTTTCCCGCCTGTTCTATTACTTCTCCTGATTCCGCTAAATCTCGTAACACTTTTTTGCTTTGACCAAACTGTGTAACTAAGTCTATATATGAATCAAGTTGACTATCAGGAATTACCTCTGGGTTTAATGTAAAGAGTTCTCTAAGAACACTAAGTAAACTATTATCAAAAGTTACTTTAGCTTTTAAATTCTTTAATGCTTTTCTTCTTTTTTTATCAGCATTATCCATCTTACCTTCTACCTCCGCTGCCTCCAATGTTTGCTCTACATAATCTTGGAAGTTTTCTACCTGGGTAGTATTTAAAAGATTAAGAGACAATGCTTTTTTAATTAAATTCTCTGCAGTCTTCGCTGATATTTTACCATCTTTAGCTAGTTTATTTATAGAGGATGCTAAATCTTTCGCCGCATCCTTATAACTTTTCGTAGCTTCTCTAGCTGCTCTAGCCTCCAATTTAATCTGGTCTTTAAGAGCGGTCTTCTCTTTTACTGTAACCTTTGTATCCTTTGGTGTACCTATTATTTTCTTCGGTGATGGTGGGTCTGTTTTCTTTTTCGTTTTAATTTTAACTCTCCCTTTAAAATTTGTTATCTTCTCATATCTCTTTTTACCAAAGGAAACTTTTGCTTTAGTTTTTTTCTTTTTAATATTTTGTTTAGCTTCTTTTATTTGAGCCTTCGTTTCTTTAATCTCACTCTTTATATCTCCTAGTATTTTATTTTGATATGCCTGCTTACCGTTCTTTAAAATATCAATAATTTCATTTCTAATATCTTGATCCGAGAAGCCATGGTCATACCCTAAAACATCACTTAACCCTCCATTCGTTCCAAGATTTTCAGCAGCCTCTTCTACACTTACCCCTCTCTTACTTGTGAGTGCTGGAGATATATCTTGATTTGTCCCTACTTTACCACCAGTCTCATTACGTGCAGACTCTGGTGTTATCTTATCCATATTTTCTGCTATTTGATAATAAGGATTCTCTTCGGTTAATGTAGTTAATTGTCTTTCTAGTTCCTTTAGCTTGCCCTCTAAAATATTAAGGTTACTCTCTTCTCCTTCTGCTTTACGCTGCTCCGCCTCGTCTATATACTCTTGTGTACCTTCTTTCTCCGCTTCTTTTCTTTGCTTAACTTCTTCTTTAAGCTCTAAATCTTCTTTAATTTTATCTTCTTTTAATTTTAAGTTAAGATTAATTAATTTTTGTTTACCCTCTGGGAAGGCTGCTTTTTCTCTAGGGTCAGGTACTTCTTCGCCTCTATCTAAAGCATCTTTCATTCCTTGTAATTCCTTATCAACATTAGACCTAGTCTTTACATCTCTACTCTTATACCAATCAGATTTTTTTATTTTATTAATAACTTTCTCTATGGTTTCTACAGTAAGAGCCACCCCTTCTAATGCTGTGTCCCATACTTGAACTGGTATAATGGTACTCAGCGTTCCTTTACCCTTGAGTTTACCTTCACGTATTTTATCCGCTAAACTTACTTCCTTCTCCTCTGTCTTCTTAGTTTCATCTTGGATTTCTTCTGTTGTCTCTGGCGTTTCGGGAGGGGTCCTAACGTCTCCTTCTCCCACTTCTCCGCTATCTTCGGTAGATTCTGGTACATCCACCTTCTTTGGGCTTGGCTTTTGAATGGCATCTTTATCTTTTGTTTTAGTTTCTACTAAAGCATCTAGCTCTGCTTCTATTTCTTTCATTCTAGCTTTCTGTGCTGTTACTAGATTTTCATTTTTATTTTGTATCTCTGTAGCTACTCTATTGTATTCTACTATTAAGTCAAAAGCTTTAGCTTTATTTTCTACATCATTAGGAATCTCTTCCATTACACCAATTACAGTTTTGAATTGGTCCATATAAAACTTAGCATCCTTCTTACTCATCTTCCCTTTTAAGATTTCCATCTTTAAAGTTTTGATCATACTGGACTGCAGCTTAGGGCTATCAGACATAAAGTGTAATAGCTCTAACATATCAGGTGTCATCTGTACACTTTGTATTCCATCCTTTAACATCTTAGGAGCAGTCATAGCAGTAGACATTAACGCACCTCCTATAGCTTCTAATATCGCACCTTCAGCAATTTGAGAGAATACTTCTTTCCAGTTTTTAGGTAGTTCAAACATAGTAGTCCCGCTATTATTATTGTATGCGGTTTTTACTAATTGGTCAACAACCTCTTGACTTCCCCCTGTTATACCTTCTGTCAAAGTACCCTTCGAGATTTTAACAACACCGTTAGCTAACAAACTTTCCGTCTCTTCAGCTACCAGTCTTTTCCATGTTGATACAGGTACCTTTTTTCCTCCTACCTTTTTAACTACCCTGCCTAGTACGTTTTTAAACATACCCTTACCTATCTGACTTGTAGTAAATATAGTCTCTAAACCTGCTCTCTCTAGTATCGCTTGCATAGTGCCTATTAACCCTCCAACAATAAGTAAATCATGTAAAGGCATCTTTTCATAGTTAGGATTATTTACCCACTCTTCCGCTACTGAATCAAAAACTTGAGTAGCCATAGCTACTGTCCCAACGATTGGTCCAGCTGCATTTAAAAGCATAGCGGGTAAGGATCTGAACACCCCTGTCGTACCTGTATAAAGCATACTATTCTCAGGGTTATTTATAAAGTCATCTTTAGTTGCAAAGCTATCAGTGAAAGAACCTTCTAGAACTTCCCTAACTATTTTTATTCTCTTCTTACGATCAAGGTCTTTAACGTCAGCATATTTCTTTATAGCTTCCGCTTTATCCTTCTCACCGTATGCTTCCAATAGAGTTTCTAATAACAAGAACTGACCTTCATCTAATGTGGCATCTAGTGTTTCTAACAAAGTATATATACCAGATAAAATATCTTCTATACCAGCGAGAAAACTTTTAGCTAACGAAGCAGTAAAAGTACCTAGATTTTCTTGTGTTCTAGCTTTATCTCTTATACTTATACCTACAGCTAAATTAATTTCTTTTAATATAGATTCTTCATCCCTTATTTGTGCAACAACCTTTTTGTATTCATCTATCAAAGAGTTAGCTAACTCTATCTGTGCTACAGTAGGAGGAGTATTTTGTGTGGTAATTAATTTTTCGAGATCATTAGATTTTTTAACAATATCATTATAAGAAACCATTAGCCCTTCAATCTTAGCTGCACTGTCTGTACTAATTTTTTCATAAGCCTCTGGTGTAAATACACCAGGTGATTCTTTTATTATATCTACAAGCGGAGCCTCTGTATCTTCTACAGCTCTACTTACAATAAAATCTTCAATAGCTTTTATTTGGCTTTGAGCATACTCATCAGACGATCCTATAGCAGAATCTAATAAATCTCCTGATACTTTTAAAGCACCCTTCGCAGGTATTACAAAATCTGTCCAATCATAATCAGTCCATTCTGGAGACATATCAATAGTTAAACCTTGATCATCTTCACTTAAAGAGGAATTAATAATAAGCTTATCCCCTTGAATATCAACCTCAATACCCATGTCTCCATAGTTGAGTTCTATTTGGTCCGCTATTTGTTCAGGAGTATAGTTGTAATTAGAACCATCCCACTGTAAATCAATGATATTTTCTTCACCTATTTTATCAAGAAAAGCTTCTCTTCTTTCTTGAAATTTATCGTCATAGTCTTTCTTAATAAAATACTCAGGACCCTTTGCATCAACACTAACTTTCTTATCCCACTCCTCACGTAATTCCTTTAACTCTTTATCGCTAAGCTTTCTAACATTAGGATCTACTTCATCCCATCCACCTTCTTTATATCTACTGAGAAAATTACTTGTAGTCATCTTCCCTTCTTCAACTAAACGTTTAGCTCTCTCATACTGAGTAGCTTTTTCTTGGTAGTCTTTAACATCTTCAATGTATTCCTCTACACTTTCAATAGTTAAGTCAGGGTATTTATTTTTTTTATCTATGATTCTACCAGCTACAGTGTTAGCTAAGGCTTTAGCTTTATCGAGTAGGTCAGCTAGTTTTCTATTTTTTTTCTTATCCGAATATACCGTTACTTCTTCAACGTCCTGTTCCTTGATTTTCTTCTTCTTATCCTTCTTCTTCTTAGTATCGTCTATAGGTTCTTCAACAACTTGTTCGGCTTTAATATCCTCATCACCTGTACCACCTTCATCTTTACCTTCTTTTGTTTTATCTCGGTCTTTCGTTACACGAATACCTGTTGTTTTTTTAAACTGCTGTTTACCAAACTTCTTTTTCTTCTTCTTCTTACGTTTACCTTTGTCGTTTGCTAAAACAGCCGATAAGCCAGTAAGACCCTCCTCTTGTTCGGTATCGGATCCCGTATCTTCCTTTTCCGAAGTACGTTGAGATTCGCCTTTTTTTTTTACTTTATCCTGGAAGGACTCACGAGTATATCTATCTTTAAAAGTTTCATCGGTATTACTAATCCAATCAAACATCTGAGAGGAATAGTCTTCTCGCTGCATATTCTCCTTAAATTTTTCTGGAGAATATCTTTTAGAAAATGAATCGTCAGTCTTACTAACCCATGTATATAAATCGTCTAAGTATTCTTTTGCCATTTGTATATTTTTTATGGTGCTACAAAGTAAGTACCAAGTAATCCTGCTGCTTTAAAACTATCATGAAAAAGTTGAGTTGAATTTCTATTTGGCGATGCATCCTGTACAAAAGCAGAAAAACTTTTAATGTTAACAGGATTATCCATATCTATTATTGCTAGTGTTGGCTTATCTGTATAAGACTGACCCCTTACATCCCTTTTTTGTATTGCGTCTTTAATCGTCCATGTATTGTTAGCTGGATCATACTCGGTATAATATGAACCTTTTATAGCTTTAACCAGAGAGTCCATTCTAGTCTCATAATCATCTTTTTGCTCAGGCGTAGGATTGTTAGCTGGATTTATACCTTCTACTATTTGTGTTAACTCTATTGCTAAAGCTGCGTCACCTGTAGTTCTGTTAGAGCGACCTCCACTAAAAGACATTAGTTTAGTTTTTACTGTTTGGCTATCATCTAATTTACTCAGAAGAATTTCTCTTGCAAAACCAAATACATTTTCTTTCTGCTCATCACTCAGTTCCGCCTCATATAATTCATAATCATTGGGTTCAAAAATAATTATATTATTCTCAGCTAAAGATTTTCCTTCTTTTTTTAATTTAGCATCTAACGCTTCATGTGCTGCTCTAGTACCTGTCTCATACTTTGTTCCATTAGGTGTTTGACCATACTCACTACCTTGCTCTGCTAAACGCCTAGCCAATCCTGCATAATCCGTATCGGTTCCCATTGCCATAAGATAACTGTTCATTAAATCATTATCTCCTTTTATTCTACTATACTCATACTCCCATTCTTGAACAGTTAACCCGTCTTTTATTACGTCACTTACAATATAGTTACCTAACTCATCAGCTGTTTCAGTAGCTAATTCATCTAGTTGAAACTTGTCTATCTGTTGAGTTATTTTTACACTTAAATTTTTTAAAGATTGAGCCTCTCCAATAATATTACCGTTGTTATCTTTTCTAATTAAACCTACCGATCCGTAACTACTTGCGTTATTATTACTCATATCAGCCACGACATCAATACCATCTAAATTTACATATCCTAACGCACTGTTACGTAAATCTCTTTCGAGAAAAGAACTCTCATCTTTCTGAATCCTCTCTGTAGATACTTTATAAACTCCATCGTAAGTTTCAGCGATGTTTTTAAATAACTTCGCACCTGATTTAATATTATGAGAAGCCATACTATACTCGTTCTCTGTAATAAGCCCTTGTTTTAATAACTGATTAGCGTCCGCTAAATCCGAACCTAAATTCTGACCAGTTTGAATAGCTTTTTGTTGCAGGTCAGGAGCCTCATAATCCCCCATATCCTGCAACTTCTCCTGTTGTTTACGATAGTTTTTTTCTATCTTAGCTTTTCTTCGTGCTCTATCATCACGAATTGAATCAACAGTATCTGTAATTTTTTTAGCCTCCGCGCCCCAATCAATTCTTTGTCTTGGATCAATTCTTTGATATACGCTAAAATCTTGATCTTTTCGAGCAACGGTACTTGTATCTTTTATTGTAGCCATAATTTATTTATCTTAATCCTATTTCCACGTAAACCCAGCACCACCACCTAAGTAAGCTGCAGAATTGGCATCATATTCCTTTCCTAAATACTTCCAGTATTCTTCCTTACTTAATTCCTGTGCCCACTGCGCATCAGACATACCACTTGGTTTTGATTTTGCATACTTCTTCGCTAGTTTTGATCCCTTTCTACCAGCCTTATCTTTGGTAAATAAAGGTACCGTTTCACTTACAGAAGAGATAGTATCTGTTACACCTTGAATACCGCTAGAAATACTTTGTGCTCTCAGTATCTCAGCGTCTTGTTTTTCCAGTGCCTTATCTCTAGCCATATCTGTATACATAGCTATCATGGTATCGTCTTGACGGGTCTTAGCGTCTGCTTTCATTTTATCTAAAGCAAACATATCTTGACCCATGTCCGCTGTAGTTTGTTGTCTTCCCTGCGTAACTTGAGCACCTAACCCTGGAGTCAAAGAAGCTATGTTTCTTTGGTCCCCTTGTGTAACCATATCCATAACAGTCTTGACATCTTGAGCGGAACCTTCTTGCTTTTGTCTGTATGCCTCCATAGGCACAGAAAGTTTAGAGTAGCGATCAATCTCTGCTTGAGCTGTCGCTTTTTTCATAAGGTCGTCTTGTTTTTTCTGAGCATCTGCTGCCCTATCTTTTTGTTTTTCCGCTTCTGAAAAGGACATAGCTGCACTAGCTACCCCTCCAACTACTCCTAATACCGCTGATGTTATTGCTGCCATACTATATTTTTTTTATCATTTCTTGGTTATAACTACTAGCCGCTATAAACCCTACTTTTTTATATGTATCTATTAAAGGTTTATTTTTAATTAAAGCATATATATATTTCATTCCTAATAACTCCGCTTTATTACTTATTGTATTTATCAATAACTCTAAAGCCTCTTTTCTTTTTACTCTATCTTTATAATTTATATTAGATATAATCCAATCGCACCATATTGCCTTTGAATTAGTAATATACATAAAACCTGCACATACTGCTATATCTCCATCATAAACTATAAATCCACCTTTACCATTGTCAGGTAGAAAGTCTTTTAACGGTGGTGACCACCTCCAATCTCTCCACCATCCACACAGAATATTTTCATAATCTGTTTCTTTAAGCGGTATTATATTTAATTGCATTAATGCAAAGATAATAAATTCTATGGAAAACTTTGCATAATACTTGACCCTACCGAAAACAACTCTACTGCTGTAGTATCATTATTATTTAAAGTAAAGTGCATATAATATCCTCTAGCTCCATGAGACTCTGCTATAGCGTTTTTAATAAAAAATATAAAATCTCCATTAGCAGGTGGTGTTCCGTTAGGAGTAAAAGCTGTACAGTCTATGGTTACAGACGCAGGAGTTACCACGCCCGCAACAGATGTTGTACTTTGGTTTGTTATTGCTGTTACTGTTCCCGACTTTACTACAGGGTTAAATGTAGTGGGAGGGGTAGGTGCAGATGTACTTTGCCAATATACAATATCTCCAATACTTAATATACTATCTATATTAACATTAAATGTAATAACCACTGCAGTAAGTGGACCTGATACCGTTACAGATGTACCAATACCATTAGCTGATCTATCTTTAAAATTAACTGTATCTTCATTTTCTCTCAAGAACGAAAACCATTCTCCTTCTTTTTGTACAAAATATGTAGAAAGCATAGAGCCTGTACTTAAATCTGTATACAAAGAAGTACACGCCCAAGCGGCACTACTCTCATAAGACATTGTCTTAAAAAGTTTTATAGTGCTAGGTTGTACATTAAATACCGAAGTAATACTTGAGGAATACTGTACTCCATAATAATTATTACGAATGGGATTAGTGTTGTGTCTATATAAATTTCCGCCACTCCAAGAATAAAAATACCCATTCATACCTATCATATAATCAGGTAAATAAGAGTAAAATGAAGGCCATCCTTTAGCATCTTCACTATAAGATATTGTATACGCTGCGTTTGTATTTGCCATTTCTATTATTTATTATGGACAAGCAGTTACTGCACTAACTAATCCGTTACTATCTACATCTACCCAATAAGTGGTAGGTACCCCGCCAAAAGTTACAGGATATTGTCCTGCAGGTTGCTGTGTCACTCCATTTACATCTGCAAATGCCCAGTCATTCACCTGAATAGAGGTAGAAATTCCAGATGCACCATGCACAGAAGCTGTATAAAAGGGTGTAGTTATAGTACCACAAGGGTCACCTATAGCACCACCATTAAAAGTGTTTAAATTATTAGGGCAATTTACTTGTATATTCCATGAATTACTTCTACATACTGCGTCTATATCTAAAGTTAAAATTTCTGGTGTATTATTAGGTTTAGGTACAACCATAATAAAAACACCTGGAATACCATTTACTAAAGTTACATCAGAGGCATTATAAGGACCTAAAGATATAGTGCTTACTGGATTTACAGGAACAAAAGTGTTAGATGAAAAGTCATACATATAATTAATCCCTGGTACATTAGCTCCATTACTACCTAAGTTATTACTCAAATAGTCAGGGCCTGGGATATTATTACACAGATTATAAGTTCCTCCGTTCGCTGGGTCATTATATTTCCCTACAATACCTTGAGCATAACCCCACGTAGGACTACTATATTCTGAAGCGCTTAACCCGTCATATGTCCAAGTGACACCTGCAGGACTTGCGTTACTTTCAAATCGTATAACAACAGCACCTGTACCTGTACCTAAATTAAAGTTCACATTATATCTACCTGCTGAATCACCGCTACCTGCAATCTCTTTACTAGCACATAATATAGCGCAACTAGGGCAAGGTTGAGTAGCTAACAAAACACCACCTGACATTTCTCTGATTACACCACCAAAAGAATATAAACCGTCATCGGCTAGTATACTTAAAGCAGCATCTTTATATAATTGCGTTGCATTAGCAAAGCTATTTCCTGCAAAAAAAATTGTTTGTGAATTATTACAAGCCATATTTTATTTTATTTTTTAACATGTTCCTTCTGCTATTACTACTCCTTGAGCACCTATTTGAATCCATCTCTTTGGTAATATCGAAGGAGAGACCGCGCTAACAATATAAAAGCCTGACGTTTTAAACGGTGCCCCACAATTAATAGTAGAATAAACCACATCTGCAATAGTAGGAATAGACCCATTCCCTAAGAAAGAGAATATATTATTATTTCCTTCTTGCGGGCTAGTTACATCTGTAGTGCATGCGGCTTGCGCGGTGTCTCTATAAGGACCCATAAATATATTTTTACATGGTACCACACAAGTACAACATACATCTTGTGCAGTACTTGCAACTCCACCAATTATAGGAGGACAGTAACACACCTCTTGTGAACTAATAAGCCTTAAATCCCATATTAAATATAAATAATTATTAACGTCAGGAATAGTAAAAGTTGTTTCCGTAGCTTCATATATATCTGGAGCAGGATTACTAATTGGAGAAACTTCAGAGCTTGCACTTAATAAAGATTGTAAGTCTGCTGAAGTATTTAAATATTCTGTATTAGAAGAGAGTATTCTAAACTTATGATAGTTAGGATTAAAATCAAAAGTATCTGTATTAATTTTTTCTGTTTTTAATGTTATATCCGTACCTGTATAAGGGAATACACCTAATGATCTAACCCCTGTATTAGAAACGTATTCAGAAGCTTGAATCGTAGTTAAGTTTGCAGGAGAAATATCTCCGAATGGACTAATAGTAGTACCATCTGTCCATTGATATTTAGTATGAATAGATTGCCCCGTATAGTTATTACTAGATAAAACAACTTGAATTACTGTTATATTTTTTATAGGAGGACACTCTACTGTTATTTCATAGCTAGATGCTTCGTTTGGTGTTATAAGAACATTACATGTAGTAGGAGTATTTGTAGTTTTATTAAAAGTTAAAGTTCCAGAACTGGTAGCGTTTGAAACTGTAGCTACCGTCCCTCCACTCCATGTGATAGTAATATTAATACTCCCTGATGTAATAATATATGGAATATCAATCGTGCCTACCACTAACCCTAAGTTTACATCATAAGTAACACTGGCCTCAGAATTTTGATGTTGACTACGCTGACCGCAAGGCACTATAGTAGGCGGCACAGGTACAGCAATTAAGTTTGTTCCTAATACATACTCGTTCATATAAGGGTCATACCCTCCTAATTTCTGTGTAGTCAGTTGAGCAATAAAAGTGTCTCTAAACCATGAGTTCATATTAGCTTGTGATATAACTTGTATCTGATCGTTTTTTGCGCTAGCTCCTCTTAAGTTTATAACCGCCCCTCTTTTAGCATCTGTAAAAAACATATCATAACCCCAAGAAACAAAACTTTCAGGATTAAAACTTATACCATACTCTTCTATTCTTGCTATTTGTGTTCCTAATATTGTAGGCTTAGATACAATAGCACCCCCTCCTGTAGCATCGCTAATAAGACTTTTATCTGCTAACACATATGTTATTCTATCTTCTTGTAAAGTAAGTATATCTGTTTCTCGTGCGTGCAATAATTGTATAGGTCCAAAGACAGTTTCACAATCTTTAAAATTAGCTAGCCCTAAATTAAATTCATTAAGATTATTAACATTAGCAGAGCTTACATAGATACCACTATAAGTCATACCAGCAAATCTATCGGCCTCTTTAAAATCTTGTTGTGATACAGCTAATGTTCTTTCTCCTAATTGAAAATATTTTGTTATAGGACTATCATATATTCTATAACTTTCTACACCATTTCCAAATGTATAACAATTATATGCATCTAATATTGTTATTAAAGGCTGTGTAGCAGTTTGGTCTTGCGCTACTAAGGGGTCAGCTAAAGAATAAGCAGGAGGAGTAGTAGTAAATTTTTGTTTTGCCATATGAAATTTCTGACCCCCTGGAGTGTAAGATTTTATCTCCAATAAATTAGATGCGTCAAAAAATAAATTTGGATCTGGTTCTGTTGGCTCTGTTTCAAAAACAAATACTCCAGCGGTTCTTCTTACTTCAATTTCTAAATTTAAATGTCCATAAAAAACACCCATATTATCCCACGAAACCTCATCACATGTAACTAAAGAACTAGCTACCATAAAAAACATTTTACCGTTAGATAATTGCCCTAACTGTGCTACGAGTTCGTTGTCTGTAGCGGAAGGGGGAGGTAAAAATTCTGAACCATTGAATGGTATAGGTTGTTGTAATATAGGGTCAAAACTAATATCTAAACCATCTATGTTACTAACCCCTGGGGAGTTAGTTTGCATTTGACTTTGTAAATCATCTCCAATAGCCCAAGCATGAAAATTAGGATAGTTAGTAGAAGAAGTAAAAGTTTTATTATAATATATACCTTTCGCACAATCACTCCCCCCTCTCCATGTATTTGTTTTAATCACAATAGTTGATCCTGCAGGAATATCATACGGTACTCCATTTGCATCATTAACGGAGTAGGTAGTAATAGCCTCTGCTCCTGCTGGTAAGTTTATAGCAGCTATTAAACCTGGTGTTATACCTCCAAACAATACTCCCGCCACTGCAGACCATACATAAGTAGTGTCTACATCGGTTTGTATATGCATGTTGCCATACATATAATTAGCTGCCTCGTCTTGTTCTATACTCCATCCGTCAGGCTTTAATAACATATATAATCCTGCTAGAGAAAATTCTGTAATTCCTTTTCCAGAAAAAGATTGTATATCTAATATTACCGACTTAGCTTCACTTAATACAGGTCCTAATGAATCTTGTTTAACATATAATATATCCCCTGTCTTTAATATATTTTGATTTTGACCTTCGAGTCTAAACCATACTTGCCCTGGGTCATTATTTATTGCTACAGGTAAACCTGAGTTTCCCTCTGCACTTCCATCTTGTTGGTAAAATACATTAGAGAAAACAGTGTTATAATCTCCTTGACTTGGCTTTACTACAAATTTATAATGCGTAGCCCAATATGGTGGCACATTATTTAAATTAACTTTTATTTTATTTCTAAACACTGATTTATTTGGTTTAAAATAAACAGTATTTTCTGTGCTTGTAAGAACTGTAGAAGCTCTAGCATATTCATCCATATATACTATACCAACCTCATAATCTCGGTTAGAATGTAAGCTGCTAGTTTCAAAGTCTAAAGCGTAAGCTGCGCTAGATCCCGATGCAAGAAAATTATAATATCTATAAGCTTCTGCATAATTACCTGAGCCAGTACCATCGGCAGAAAAATATTTTGTAGCAGGAACTTGAAGAGAAAATGTTGTACCCCCTGCCGCGGGTGGAGTGTATAAAAATCCTTGAGCAGGACAAATCGCAGGAGTATTGTTAACAGCATTTATTATGTATGGAATATCCTCTACATCTAATCCTGCATAATCATTATTTGCAGTTAAAGCTAATTCTAATTCAGTGTCACTTACAATTTGAACGATTGTAGTTTGTTGAGATGTACTACCATTTATAACTACATCACCAACTTGAATAGGAGGCGAGAGAGTATTAAAGTTCACAGTAGTGTCAGTTAAAAAAGTTGGGGTTGCATCTGTAGTTGTACTATTAAGTAGCTGTTGTCCGCCACAATCAGTTGGAAAAGGGATAGTGTCTAAAAATGTACCAACTACAGGGAGGCATGTGTTTGTAATACCCCCTGTAACTAAAGTAAAATTAGTCCCTGTCATAGGGGTTTCAGCTGTGTTATAAAATTTATCACTTAACGTCCCTCCTAATGCACTGTTGTTACAAGGATATAAATCTTGAACTAGATAACTATCATTTGGAGGACCAAAACCTTGGGATAAACTCCCTCCAATTCTGTTTTTAAATTCCTGAGAGGTAAGCATTGCTTCAACACTTTGATATTCTTGAGGACAAATAAAGGTCATTGAAATAAAAAAGGGAGAAGGCTGCTGCTGTGTTACTCCTGCGCATGAACCAGCTAAATTAACATTACAGTTTGAAAATACATCTGTAGTTTGCTGTATACTAAATTGAAAACTAATCGTGGTGTTCTGTGCAATAGGAGTATCTAGGCCCGCTAAATCAAATGTTATCTTTGAATCAACCTCTGTGTGTGGACCACCTACCGTATCAATAGTATAAGCATCGCCTGTAGAAGTTACAGGCGCAGCTAAAACTTCACCTGCTATAGGCTCGCTAATTCCATTTAAACTGTAATCTAAAGCAATAAATGGACCGTCTTCAGTTTTTCTTAAATCATAACCATCTACAATGTTTCCATATACCAACCTGTTCCCTTGAATAGTTTGGGCTTTAGCTAATCTAGGAACATTATCATACTGTCGTAATAACTCATCAGCCCCTAGTGTAGTATATATTTCACTATTAGTAAATTGAATTGTAACAAAATTATTATCAGCCCAACCTTGATCTTCTTTTATATATCTTTTGATAACATATATAACGTTAGATATACTTTGTTTATATAATAAATCTACTTCTTTTACTCTTTTGCTTCCTGTAGAAAAAGTAACATTACACCCATTATATTTATTTTCCATTCCTTGATTCCAGAAATTCTGTAAACTTAATTGAAAAAAGTTGGGTTGAAAGGCAGGGTCAGAAAATAAAGAGGTAGCACTATACTGTCCATCCTCATATCTATATCTATATGCAAAAGACAAAAACCTTGTCTCCATATAATTTTCTTCTCCTGCAAGCTGTAATAATTCTACGTGAGGAGAACCTAAAGGAGCAATCTGCCCAGTAGTATAATCTTCAAAACCTGGCGGCTTTACTATTACACTTACATCCTCTTCCTCCAGTACAGTATCTAGTCCTCCAGTAGGTTCATCATAATTTCTAGTCACATTTATTACTCTAGGAGGATTATAATCATCGGTAAAAAATAATAAGTTTTCAATCTTCGATACTCCTGTAACAAGATATTTAGAATTAAAATTTAAAACTTCTGTACTAACTACGTGATAAATTAAAGTATTACTATTAGTATTAAAAGACACTATCATGTCTACGACACCTGTACTAGGAGAATTAGGGTTATTTTCATCATGTACAAACCAATAAAGAGTTTCGTTTATACCATCTTCAAAACAGCCTATAGTCCTTGCATTAGCAGTTAAATTAGCACCCCCATACTGAAGGTTAGCTAATAAAGAGTTGCCTTTAGAATTTTCTACAGCTCCTATCTCAGTATTTTCTGTAGAGCCTAAACGCACGTTAAGTGCATCAATATACTCACCTGAACTAATTAAGCGTTCGTCCACGCTTTTATTCATTCTGCCCAGTATAAAATTTGTTAAAGTTATTGGCATCCTATTTTATAATTTTATTCTGACCTCTTAAATTTTGTAATAATCTACCAGGATGTATGTTGCTTAATCTTAATTTAGCATTACGTAGTAAAGAAGATTTGTCTTTTCTAGTTCTGTTAACTATATATTCAGGAATACCGTATTTTCCATTTAATAAAGCATATCGTATATAAGCATAGATAAAGTCTTCAAATAATTTATTTACACTTACATTAGCATCATCCCCTCCTTCTAAACCATCCGATACATACTCTAAGACAACTAACTTACCCGACATATCAGATGTGAAATTTATAACACCTCCTTTTTTATTTATACTGAATGTTGGATTAATGTTAGCTGTCTCAGTATTTAAACCAAAACGTGCGCCGATGTTGTAATCAAAGTACCATGCTCCATCTACATTCCACCCCATCACACCATGGTATGGCCCATCACCTAGGTACATGTTTTTTTGCTGACCATCCAACCTTTGCTTATCAAAGAATGAGTTATCAGGTTTTAATACATTACCATCTATATCAAATAATATATTACAGTCATTATCTTGTAAGTATGCTCCACTCCAATTAGTCTGTATATTTTCTGTCATTGGATATAACATACCGTTTTGCTCTAAAGATATTCTTACCCAATTAACATAGTCGGGAGGTAAAACAAAACGTAATTGATCACATACCGTAAGCTCTAATATTTTTATCTCTTTCATCGCATCGTAGTTCAATTCTTGTATTCCTCGTTTTGCGTGAAATAAAACTTGATAACGATTTATATTATTAATAAGCTCATTATTACCTTGATACATTAACATAAAATTATTTACAATATCTTCTAAGCTAACGTATTGGTATGAACCCCAGTTAGAGTCTGTTGGGACATTCCCCCCATTTTCATAATATTGATAATCTGTAATGTATGCCATAGTTATGATGTTTCTTGTGTTTCAGTATTTTCTTCTGCTTTTCCAAAATTATAAACGTCTGCTTCTCGAATTTCTATACCAACGTATTGACAAATCTTGGCAATTAATGTTGGCTCATCCGATTTAGGTAATTCAAAATCTTGAAAGTCAGCTTGGGTAGCGTCAAAAATTGGCTCTCCTACCCCTATATTTATATATGTCCATTTTGGAGCATATGGGTATCTAATATATTGAGAACGTATAGCTCCCTTCTGCATAATAGTAGTAGGATATACTGTAATATTATTAGCGTCTAATACGTATGCAGGATAACTTTTTGTAGGGGCTGTAAGTAAAGAGTTAGTTAAATAAAATATTTTATTTTGATCTACTCTTTCTACCTCTTTAATTTTTGTATCTGAATATATAACATAGTCATTACCTATTACAAAAATATCCTCACTTAAACTAATAGTTCCTGTTCCAGGTGTATCAACTTTAGTTATATAAGCCTCCCGTAAAGTAGTGGTATTTACAATAATACTACCAATAGGTGGGGTTGGTGCAGAGTTGGGTATATTAGTCCATACCGCAGACTGTGTTGCATCTGTTATAGTGTTACCTAATGCTGTTCCTGTAATAGTTCCTGAGTATAAAGGTGTTGAATAATAAAATAATTTATTTATTAAATAGTAATCCGATGGTAAAGCGTAAGTGTTAGCGTTTACTTGAGACAAAAAAACTTGCATCGAAAAAGTGTCCATCACTTCAGATAAATTTTTATTTATATCTGCATATCCTATTCCTGATTGTCTAGCATTTTCTTTTTGAGTCCATGTATTATATACATAAAAATAATCTTCAAACATATCCATCTGTGCTTGCTGTGCATACAAGTTAAAATCTTGTGGGGATATATAACCGTAGTTATTTTTATTTGCTATTGCTAATACAGTATTTCTTACTTCGTTTATTGATGCTGCCATATTATATAAACATTTCTACAAAGATAACAAAAAAAAGAGGAGGGTAATTTATTACAACGTCCAGTCTGTTATTCTCATATCCGTAACTAGATCAGGTTGTATATAATTTAAAGATGGCTCATCTACTAAACGTTGAAGAGCTAGTATTACATTACCTGTAAACCCAAGTGTTGCACCTGTACATGTAAGTGTAGCT